ATGTTTTGCGAAGAAAAAGTAGCTCAAATGGCTGCATACCTACTTCTTAAGCGAGGTGGGCGCATGGCATATCTGAAATTGATGAAGTTGCTCTATCTGTCTAACCGCCAGTCGATTTTGAAGCATGGCAGGATGATCGGCGAAGATAGCCTTTACTCTATGAAATTTGGACCAGTCATGTCGAATACGCTGAACTTGATTCGCGGTAAGGCTGAAGGCATTGGTGACTACTGGTACAACTTGATAGAGACGAACGGGCATAATGTATCGTTGCGTTCAGATCCGAGGGAAATGGATGCAGACGAGGTCTTTGATGAATTGAGTCGTGCAGATATCCGGATTTTAGATGAAATCTATTCTCGGTATGGGCATATGAACCGATTTGATCTCGCAAATATGACGCATTTAGAAAGCGTTTGTCCAGAGTGGCACGATCCTGGCAATTCTCGTAAGCCTATAGACCTGAAAGAAATGCTGATCAGTGAGGGTAAAAGCGAGGATGAGGCTAATCGCATAATTGGCAAAATGGAAGAATCTCAGAAACTTAAGGAATTTTCTTTGCAATTATCATGACGGATTATCAGCCATACAGGAAAGGAACTGTGCTTGCCCCAACTGGGCCATGCAATCATCTTCATGTGATTTGTAATGATCCTGTTTATTACCCCGTTAACGATTGTTATTGTGTTTTAGTTGTTAATATTTCTAGTATCAAGGATGGTGTCCCCCACGATCCGTCTTGCGTCTTGAATTCTGGTGATCATCGCTTTATCAAGCATCCAAGTTATGTTGTTTACGCTGAAGCTATAATTTGGCGAGTGGATAACATGGTTAGAAAGCAGCGATCGGGTGAGATTTCTGTTCATGATGATATGCCAGAAGCTACATTCAATAGAATTCTGGACGGTTTTGATATCTCTGATGAAGTTACGCCAAAGAACCTTAAATTTAAAAATAAATATTGCGTATCATCTATTGATGATGAGTAAACAACAGGAATTGTTTCGGTATAACTTCAGGAGTTTTCTATGGAAGATCAAAAAGCAACCAAGCCACAGGTTAAGTTCGACACAATGAAAGCATTCGCAGGTATGGGTGCTGCTGTTGAAGTTCTGATGAAGGCTGCTCCTAATGCGTTCACTCACGCTACTGTCTCTGGTAAAGAGCAGCAGGGTAAGCTTCGTCGTCGCAAAGCAGCATGATCATAGCTGGTGCTTTTTGAAAACCCGCCTTTAGGCGGGTTTTTTATTTAGTGATGTTCTTTGCCCTTCTGTTTGCTTGTTCTGACCTGTTCCCACTCGATACGTCCTTCTTCTCGTCTTTTGTCTATGTATTCCGCAAGATCCTGAATATTGATGCAACGTTTTGCTTTTTGTGATGTGCCGATGCGATATGTTGGAACGGGCAACTTACAAGCGTTTGCTTTTGCTTCTGCCGTGGCTGGACTCATGCCAAAGTACTTTTGGCTAACTGCTGAGAGTTCAATGTTAGGGGTATTGAATTCAGCCATCAGTAAAAACAAGGTGTTCATAATTTTCTCCATCAAAACCGGCTGCACCCGGGAAAATCATAATTCTGTGCTGGTGGCAGGAATTAATTTCTGCCAGATAGCGGAAACATATTTTGCCTGATGACGGGCATCAGCCAGGGCGTTGTGCCGTTCGCCATCGAAAGGCATGTCCATTTTGGGGTCGAATCCGATGGAACGCCCAAGCGTAACGATCGTGCGTACATCGTGGTCATTCCAGTATGCCCACGGGCAGATTTGTCCTGCTCGCTCATAAGCTCCACGTAAAATTACGTTGTCGAAGGTGGCTCCGTTACCCCAGACTTTTAAATATTTCGTATTGTCTGCGTGCCGGTTAATGAAATGATTTAGTTCTGAGAGAGCATCGCTGATCGACAAAGTATCATCAATACAGATTGCAGCTCGTGCTTCAGGGCTTTGTTTCAACCACCACAGGATGGTATCGCCGTCAGGTGTAGCTCCTTGCCCCATAGCACTTTCCAGGCTAACAACCGTATAGAATTCTTGTCCGATGTCTCCGGTTTCTGGAGTGAAGAACACCGCGCCAATGGAAACGATCGGTGCATCCTTATTTTTCCCCATCGTCTCAAGGTCGATCATTAAGTTGTTCATCACTTCACCTCTTGTGATGGTTTTGCTGCAAAATACTCGATACCTTTATCCCAGATAGATTTTATGGTCGACCACGTGACTGGCACTTTAATTTCAATACGTCCGCTCCCGTCACAGGTATCGCAATCATCATCGCCAAAGCATTCCAGGCAGCTTATAAACGTAGTTTCTGAAAATTCACCGGATAGCGCCCCCTTAGCGCCGTTCTCGGCTGTTAGTCTCTTCGGCACCATAACCCAACCATCCGGAGTTACCGGAGAGTTGCCAGACAGTGCGTTCTGCAATCGTTCCAGCTTAACGTATTCCTGAACCCTGTTTCCGTCGCACGCCTGAAGCCATTGCACAGCCTTTTGCGCATCAGTGTGAAAGGCACAAGTGCGACCGTCATCAAATTGCATTTCGTAGAGGTCAGCAACCTGTTTAAACTGCGTTTGTGGCAACTTGTAAGCCTGGCTTGCAGGTACGGCACCATAGAGCATGGCAGCGCGGCAGGCGTTCCAGCCTTCATCAAAACCGACTATGCCATTATTTAAAGACGGACGAGCATCTGGCACCACCGGCACTGGCTTGGCTATATATAGCGGCTGAACATACCAGCCCTTTGATAACCAACTGTCAGCAATGTTTTTACTCCTGGTTATTGCCGGAATACCTAAGCCATTGTCTGAATGCAGCCATGCCACCGGATCCTCTTCCAGCGATGCCAGAGCAATTTCATAAGCACGGCGCTCAACATTGTCTCGCACGTCCATGCTGCTGATTCGTTCTTTGATTTCTTTAATCAGTTCTTTATCGGTAAATGTGGTCATTATGCTCCAGCCTCCAGTGCTTTTGGCATTACTGCCCAGTGAGTGATGTTGACGTTTTCAAGGTCCCCGACCTGAAATGTCCACTGCCATTCTCCGGTTTCTTTTTGCCCCCATGTATACCAGAGAGAACGCCAGCCAATCAGCCAGCCTTCTCCATTAGCATCAAATAACAGAACACTTTCATTCGCTGGCGGCAGTTCAGCTGACACTGGTATTACTTTGTTTTCCAGTGCTGCACATTTAGCTTCAAGCGCATCAAATTTACGCACCAGGTATTCAGCATCCGTTTCATTCACTTTCAGATCTCGCGGTACACATTTCCCGCGAAGAAATCCTTCCATTTCGAAAACATTCATGCGCATTTGCGTAACTCCGATAATTCGTTAAAGCGTTCCATAAACATCCCGTAGGCATAGCCTGGAGCCAGTGGAATCACGTTGAACATCTCTGTTGCCGGGATACCTTCCAGTACAGGCCAGAAAGAGCCATCATCAAGCCCGAGATCGCGGCGTTCGGTTGCCAGCATGATGAGATCGGCATATTTCACGGGCGTACTCATAACCGGTGGTAACCCGTATTTCTCACGGATTACGGCGTCTATTTTTTCTTCCATCCGTTTATAGTCAGGAAGAAGGCGTTTCAGTGGTGCGGGAATGTCCTGGCAATACGCTTCTGTTGCATCATGCATTAACGCTTCAAAAGCAAATTCCTGCGGCACCAGCTGGCTGCAAAGAACCGCATGTTGGGCGACGCTGTAGAAGTGCGAAAGATGACCGGCAAAGCGACAGATATTTGAAAGGGAAACCGCGATATCGTTAATATCGATGTCGTCTTTATTTATCCTGTCATAATAAAAATGCTTCCCGGAAAAAGTTTTAATAAATGACATTTTGTTCTCCACGTATATGCGCTGCACTGCGCTGAATTCTGCTAAAAAGAATCCCTCACCATCCGGTGATTATTGAGTTAATTACGTTTCCATAAATGCCCCCGCAGGGGCATTTGCAGTAATGAAATCAGGCGGTGAAAGTACCAATAAAGGTTTCTACTTTGCTGTCTTTGAATTTCTCAACAAGCAGATCACGAAATTCGTTAGCCATTTCTTCCTGCACCGCTTCCAGCTGAATAATGCGCAGAACCAGTACAGGACGATCGCCAGTGATAATGCTGAGGCGTAATTTAAACGGACGTTCTTTCAGACCTTCAAACGGAACGCATTTAAATTCAAATGCCACTGGCATAATGTCTTTGGTCTTCGCTTCGACAGACTCCATCAGGGAGCGTTTGCCGCTGAAGTCATTGTCTTCAAAATCAGCGGTCTGGTTCGCTTCAATTGTGATTTTACGGATCGCCGCAGCCGCTTTGGTTGCCTGAATGGCGTCACCATTAGCATCAAAGCCCACAAGGTAGTCGGCCCAGTCTTCAATCCATTCTGCCAGTGACTTCTGGGAGTTACGCTCGCCATTAACAGACAACAGAGCAGAGAACGGTGCTGTCTTTTTCAGTTTGAGAGTGGCGGTGTTATCTGCGTGACCTGGTTCATCAATAGTACCCAGGTTAAGCACACTGACGGCTCGCATATTATCGGCATCGATAAAGCAGCGGGTGCCTTCATCTGCAAGATCTTTAGAATAACGGGTAAAGTCATCGATGCTGGCAGTGGAAAGTGAACCACGGAAACGGAAACGATTTAAATTAAATTTTTCCAGATCACGAATGCGGAAATTCTCAGGCAATGCCACAGCATCGGCACCAATCTTACTGATAATTTCATTAACACCCTGAGCAGAAATAAGGGCATGGATTTGATTAATTGCGGTTGCGTCTAAGTACTGAGACATAATAAGTCCTCACTATATTAAGATATTCAGTGATGAGATAAATAATCAGTTAATTAAGAACGATATTAATGACCTGCTGCGCGGAGTTTTCCGTCAGGTTCACCGGCAAGAGTCAGTAATTGTCCCTGGTCTTCCTGCAGAATAGTCAGGCGACCACCGCGATTGACATACATCGGCGTTTCGGTGGTGTCTTCTTCGGAAATTTTCCCGCGGTTAGTCGGGCGAACATATGAGAGTTTGTGTTTGATTTTCACACGGTTCTCATCAAATGGTTCGATTTCCAGGTTGAGTGAGACCTTCCCTTTGGTTTTCGTGTTCATCACACCGGAAGCGACTTCACTGAGAACTGCGCCGATTTTGGTTTCAAATACGCCGCCGTCCAGCTCCCCGATAAATGCCTGCACATCAGTACTGCGTTCGCTAGCCATTTTGCTGCTCCTCATCATATCGACCCTGCAAGGTCGGTTAGTTTCTCCACAAAACAGAGAAGAACACCTGCGGTGGCAGCCGCCCGGATGGATTGGGTTATGAGCCCGTCGTCCGGTGATGCTCTTCTCTGTTTTGTAAAAAGAGCGGTACCAGCCGGAAGCAAGTGTACAAACTGGTACCGCCAAAGCAGTGGCTGTTGTGGTGGGGTTGTCACTCAGGCGTATGGTCAACCTGACAATCCGGTGTCCTCAACGGGGAAAGAGTAACCCCGCCATACTTACCGCCGCGCCATTTCGCGGATTACCACAACGCTGAGAGCACTTAGCCAGTTACGGCACCACACTTTGTCGCTGCTCCATAAATGCCCTCATCGTTGCACCCTGGTCTATTCCCAGGCGTCAAACCGAATCGCCACGCTGGTTAGGCGTCTTATCAGCATCCTCATTGACTTGCACATTCCGGCTACCTGGTTTGTTTGCCCGAGCAAGGAGTGGATTGTCCCCTTTAACGTCCCCAGACCGCTAACGACGCATGTGCCATACGCCGTGTTACAAGCAAATTTTGTTTAATCTTCCTGTGGCATGTTTCTTTTAGATACATTATGTATCTTAAGGGTACATTGTCAAGTATAAAAAAACCTGCCGAAGCAGGTTATAAATATTGATTAGGCCTTTATTTTGTATCTTCTTGGTTTTCCTGAGAAAATTACTGTACCAATTATAGAGCAATTACCGTTAATCTTAATGTAAGGCTCAGGCCAGTTTGGGTTTAATGCTTTGAGATAACGCTGTGTTCCATCTTCTATCAATCGCTTGAAGGTGGTTTCGCCTGTATCGTGCATCAATGCAATAACGTCGTCACCGTGGCAGGCAGGGACTTCGGGATCAACAAAAATCATGTCTCCCGGGCGATACTCATCAATCATTGAATCACCAATCACCCGCAAGATATAAGTCATTTCGCCACAGGGTACAGGGCAGGGATAAGTTTCTGCTGTGCTCAAATCAACCTCAGAATAGCCAACTTCTTTCCATGCTCCGGCCTGTACCCATGATATGACAGGGACTAACGTTATTTGTTTGTTAGTGATTGAAACATCAGGTTTTTTTGTGATGTTCGTGGTCTGGTGTTCTTGATCAAGCCATCCGACAGGCAGGTCGAAACATTTTTCGATGTGCCGTGCCATGCTGTCACCGATATTTTTAGTAGCACCATCTCCCATAAACCTGCTGGTCTGGGTTGGCTCGCGATCAATCATGGTGGCAAAGGAAGAATTCCCGCCAACACCATCTCTCAGTTTTCTGGCGTTAGACCGCCGGATGTCATGGACTGTTTTCATAAAGAAATTAAAACCTTTGTACCGATAAGGTACAAGTATCTTGAAGGTTCATATTAATCATGTAATATGTATATCGGAGGTACATATTGTATGAAAGCGTATTGGGACTCTTTAACCAAAGAACAGCAGGGCGAGTTGGCCGGAAAAGTTGGCTCAACACCAGGCTACTTACGGCTGGTTTTCAATGGTTATAAAAAAGCCAGTTTTGTGCTGGCTAAAAAACTTGAGCAATGCACGTCAGGTGCAATTACGAAATCTGACTTAAGACCGGATATCTATCCGAAAGATTAACAGAACACCTTCAATTTTTAACCACAGAACGATGAGGCGAACCGTGGGTAAGCATCACTGGAAAGTAGAAAAACAGCCTGAGTGGTACGTGAAAGCTGTCAGAAAAACTATCGCGGCGTTGCCGGGGGGTTACGCTGAAGCTGCTGAGTGGCTGGATGTAACAGAGAACGCTTTATTCAACCGCCTTCGTGCAGATGGCGATCAGATTTTCCCGCTGGGATGGGCAATGATTTTACAGCGCGCGGCTGGCACTCACTACATTGCGGATGCTGTCGCACAGTCTGCTGGTGGGGTGTTTGTATCGCTTCCTGAAATTGAGGAAGTAGAGAACGCCGATATAAACCAGCGCCTGCTGGAAGTCATCGAACAGATCGGGAGTTACTCAAAGCAGATTCGTTCGGCAATCGAAGATGGGGTAGTGGAGCCACACGAGCAGACAGCAATTAATGATGAGTTGTATCTGTCAATTTCGAAGCTCCAGGAGCATGCAGCACTGGTCTACAAAATCTTTTGCGCTCCAGAAAAGAGTGACGCCCGCGAGTGTGCAGCTCCGGGCGTCGTGGCGTTTTGTGTCTGTGGAGAAACTAACGCATGAACAGTTTAACGGCAAATAACCGTTTGTCGCAACAGCTGGTGGTCAGTGTCGCTGAACACCTGTTGTTACGGCATGAATGCAGATTACCAAATCACCTGGCTGTAAGTAACCACAGAGAACTTTACCTGACTGTGGGGGGCGAGTTGTGCAGGAACTTAACCGCTGGTTTCGTGACGGAAGAGGACTTTATGTTCATGTTATTCGTTGGGAGCCAGAAACACAGCGCGTTATCTATCTTCGCAAAGACTACCCGCATGAGTGCTTTAGTCCTTTGTGGAAATTCAGGCGTGATTTTGTTGAGTGTGAAGGACCACCAGCACATTGATTCTGCCATTCCGGGACGTTACACTGTTCAGGCACCTTATAAAGCGGGTGTCGGGATTGGCGTCCTGGAATTCAATATAGAGCATAACCGCGCTCATGCGGTTTTTTCGTATCATGAGCATTGCTACGTCCAAATTATGGTGGGGCGTGCAGGGGCATCGCAAGATGCGCCGGGTTCTATGTTGACCGGTTACGCCAACCCTGTACGTCTCACCACCTCTGTGATTGGCGTCCCATGTGGTGAGTTCTTTGAATTCAACATAGGGGCTGTCACCATGACTACTCTCCCAACCCTCGCTCGTCTGAATGATGAAGACTTACATAAACTCAGTTATGTAACAACTGCACTACGTGCTCTGCGCAAGGTAACTCTTTCGGATCCGCAGGCGCATCAGGTTCTGGTAGAAACACTTCTTAACTTGCAGGCTGAACGTATTCGTTTGGCGGATAAGGCTAATTTTCATATTCACCGTCTCCTGAATATCAGCGGAGGGCATCGTCATGCTTAATCCGTTGATCCTCAATATTTGCCGTTTGCTTCAGCGTAAAAAAACATCAATTCCTACAGTTGGGCAGTGGTACACCACGCCTGCAGGGCATGTTCTACGTGTTAGCCTGGTTGACCGTGAATGTCAGAAGGTGATTTGTGAACCGCTGGGCCGTAATTACCGCGTCAGTATGCCGCTTATAACCTTTCGCTCCGGAAAAAACATGAAGCATCTCGGAGGTGCAGCATGAGTATGGAGCTAATGGTTAAAGCGATGAAAATTCGAGTGGGAAATCCATTGCGAAAACTGGTTCTGATTAAGCTGGCTGATAATGCCAGCGATCAGGGTGAGTGCTGGCCCAGCTACCAGCATATTGCTGACCAGTGCGAGATTAGCAAACGTTCTGTGATGAATCATATTGCGGCCCTTTGTGAGTCCGGGCTGGTAAAAAAAGTCACCCGGAAAGGTGAAAAAGGTAACTCAAGTAATATCTATCTCCTTCATCTGGATGGTGCAGGAGATTCACTAGGGGGTAGTGCAAATAATTCACTATCTGGTGCAGCAAATTCACCAGGTAGTGCAGGAGTTGCACCAGGGGGTAGTGCAGGAGATTCACCCAGAACCAGTCACTCTTTTGAACCAGTCAAAGAACCAGTCAATGAACCAATAGCTGTTGGTGCATCTGCTGATGAGTCTGTGCGAGTTCGTTCAAACCGACCGGAATACTCTCCGGAGTTTGAGCAGGCATGGCTGGCATATCCCAAACGTGCTGGTGGCAATTCAAAATCTGCAGCCTTCAAAGCCTGGAAAGCCCGTTTGAATGAGGGGGTAAACCCCGAAACCATGCTGGAAGGTGTGAAACGCTACGCGGGCTGGGTATCTGCGATGGGTAACAGCGGCACACAATTTGTGAAACAGGCTGTCACGTTCTTTGGTCCGGATCGTCATTTCGAAGAATCCTGGGAAGTTCCTGCGGTATCTGCAGCTAGACGTGAGGACCCGTACTTCAAAGCCAGTTACGACAACGTGGACTACAGCCAGATCCCGGCAGGATTCAGGGGGTGATCATGAGTCTGTTAAATGACGTTCAGAAATTCATTGAAGCCCATCCGGGCTGTACTTCCGGAGACATTGCGGATGCTTTTTACGTGGGGGCTTAATGAGTAATAAATATTGCCAGGCGCTGGTAGAACTGCGGAACAAACCAGCCCATGAACTGAAGGAAGTGGGCGATCAGTGGCGCACGCCGGACAACATTTTCTGGGGAATTAACACTCTGTTTGGCCCGTTTGTTCTGGATCTGTTTACTGACGGTGATAACGCCAAATGTGCCGCGTATTACACGGCGGAAGATAACGCGCTGGCGCATGACTGGTCAGAACGTCTTGCGGAGCTTAAAGGTGCTGCCTTTGGTAATCCCCCATACAGCCGCGCCAGTCAGCATGAGGGGCAATACATCACCGGCATGCGTTACATCATGAAACATGCCAGTGCCATGCGTGATAAGGGCGGGCGCTATGTTTTCCTGATCAAAGCTGCCACCAGCGAAGTGTGGTGGCCGGAAGATGCGGACCATATTGCTTTTATTCGCGGGCGTATTGGTTTTGAACTGCCTGCCTGGTTTATCCCGAAGGATGAGAAGCAGGTGCCGACAGGCGCTTTCTTCGCTGGTGCTATTGCTGTTTTCGACAAGACCTGGAAGGGACCGGCAATCAGCTACATCGGGCGCGATGAACTTGAGGCATGTGGTGAGGCCTTTCTGGCGCAGGTTCGCCAGCAGGCAGAAAAACTGGTCAGGGAGATGGCGGCATGACGACGTTAACTCAATGCCAGCAGCAGGTGCTGGATATGCTGATTTCTTACCAGAAAGAACGTGGCTTCCCGCCAACCAATCAGGAGGTGGCAACCATGCTGGGATACCGTTCGGTGAATGCAGCGGTGGAGCATCTTCGCGCACTGGAGAAAAAAGGCGTCATCACGATAAAGCGTGGCGTGGCCCGGGGGATAACGCTTCATACCGCGATGAAGGACGACGACAGCGAGGCGGTCGGGATTATCCGCTCACTGCTTGCCGGTGAGGAAAACGCCAGGCTGCGTGCAGCCCACTGGTTACATGAGAGGGGCCTGAAAGTATGAAGCTGATCCTGCCTTTTCCGCCCAGCGTGAACACGTACTGGCGACACCCCAACAAAGGGGCGTTTGCTGGTAAGAGCCTGATAAGCGCGGCGGGGCGAAAATTCCAGAGCGCGGCGTGCGCTGCAATAGTTGAGCAGTTACGTCGTCTGCCGAAACCAACGTCGGCACCTGCTTCAGTGGAGATCGTGTTGTTTCCTCCGGATAACCGGATCCGCGATCTGGACAACTATAACAAGGCGCTGTTTGATGCCCTGACCCACGCGGGTGTGTGGGAAGACGACAGCCAGGTGAAAAGAATGCTGGTGGAGTGGGGACCGGTTATCCCGGAAGGGAAGGTCGAGATCACTATCAGTAAGTACGAGAAAACGGCGGGTGCAGCCGCCTGATTAAGAGGAGAAACGAAGTATGAATAATCTGATGGTCATTGATGGTATTGAAGTTCGTCGTGATGCTTATGGTCGTTACAGCCTGAACGATCTGCATCGCGCAGCAGTAGCATCTGGTGCAAATGCCAGAACCAAGGAGCCAGGAAAGTTTATTTCCAGCCAACAAACTGTTGAGCTTGTTCATGAATTGACCAACACCCAGAATTTGGGTGTTGACCCGGTGAGTGTGATACATGGGGGAAATGAACGGGGATCGTATGTCTGCAAGGAACTGGTGTATGCCTATGCAATGTGGATCAGCCCGTCATTCCATCTGAAGGTGATCCGTACTTTCGATATGGTAACCAGCGCACCGGAAAAATTATCCGGACAGGCTGCTGACAAGATGCAGGCTGGCGTGATCCTGCTGGACTTTATGCGCCGGGAGTTAAACCTGTCTAACTCTTCAGTGCTTGGTGCCTGTCAGAAACTCCAGGAGGCTGTTGGCTTACCGAATCTGGCACCGCGCTATGCCATTGATGCTCCTGCTGATGCACACGATGGCTCAAGTCGCCCGACACTGTCACTGAGCGCACTGCTGAAACAGTATGGTATACGCCTGACGGCTAATCAGGCATATCACCAGATGGTGAAACTGGGGATCGTCGAGCAGCGCGAACGATACAGCCGTACCGCGATTAACAACATCAAAAAATTCTGGTCGCTGACAGCGAAAGGTTGCATGTTCGGCAAGAACATCACCAGTCCCGCAAATCCGCGCGAGACGCAGCCGCATTTCTTCGAATCCCGATTCCCTGAGCTGTTAAAGCTGCTCGATACCGTTCATTGAGGTGACCGTGAGAGCACTACTGACCCCTGAAATTGCCCCGCGTATGGGGATCGTATTGTTCAGGCCAGGTTCAGAGCTGATGCCCCTGTTTATGCAGGGGCGTGTCCTGCTGGAGCCTGAGCCGGAGCGTTATTCATCTTTCGCCAGTGGTGCCGTTCCGGCGGCATCACAACCGCTGGCGGATGATCCTGCCGTTCGGGCCGTGTTCCGCAATGAGGCAGTGATCCGTCGTGCTGGTGGCGTGGAATGTCTTGAAAGCTGGTTACTTCGTGAAAAAGGCTGCCAGTGGCCTCATTCCGACTGGCACAGCGAGAACATGACCACAATGCGACACGCTCCGGGTGCAATCCGTCTGTGCTGGCACTGCGATAACCAGCTGCGCGATCAGTTCACGGAACGGCTGGAATCAATGGCAACGGATAACTGTGCCCGCTGGGTGTTGTCTGTTGTGCGTCGGGATCTCGGTTTTGATGACAGTCACGTTGTGACAATGCCGGAACTGTGCTGGTGGCTGATTCGTAATGATCTGGCGGATGCCTTACCGGAAAGTGCAGCCCGTAAGGCACTGAGATTACCGAAGCCTGTTGTGCCGTCTGTTACCCGGGAAAGTGACCTTGTGCCTTCGGTTCCTGCCACCAGCATCATTCAGGATAAGGCGAAAAAGGTGCTGGCGCTGAAAGTGGATCCGGAGTCGCCGGAGTCTTTTATGTTACGCCCAAAACGTCGCCGCTGGGTTAATGAAAAGTACACGCGCTGGGTTAAGACACAGCCGTGTGCATGTTGTGGAAAGCCCGCTGATGATCCCCACCACCTGATAGGTCACGGTCAGGGTGGAATGGGAACAAAAGCGCATGACCTTTTTGTGTTGCCTTTGTGCAGAAAGCATCACGACGAGCTGCATGCGGATACCGTGGCATTTGAAGAGAAGTATGGCTCCCAGCTGGAGCTGATATTTCGTTTTATCGATCGTGCGCTGGCAATTGGCGTGCTGGCCTGATTTTGTGGAGAAAGTTGATGCGTGATATTCAAATGGTTCTTGAACGTTGGGGGGCATGGGTGGCAAATAATCACGAGGATGTGGAATGGTCATCTGTTGCTGCAGGTTTTAAGGGATTAATTCCTTCGAAAGTAAAATCCCGCCCGCAATGTAGCGATGACGATGGCCTGATCATTAGCTCTGCGATGACAGTTCTTAAGAAAAAGGAACCGTATCAATACGAATTACTGGAAATGTATTATGTGTATGGGGTTACATTACGGGCGTTGGGGGTAAAACTGGGGATATCACTTAATCAGGTTGTTATCAGACTGCAGAAAGCTGAAGGGTTTATTGACGGTTGTCTGGCAATGTTGGGGGTATCTTTAGAAATTGATTGTTACATATAGTAATAAATTCAATCAAAGTAAATAATCATATTTTATTATAACCTCCTGATGATACCTGTTCATCGGGAGGTTATTATGGATAAAAATGTAGAGCATGTATTAGTTGATGCAATTGAAAATAAGCAATCTTTAACAGTCGTTTACTTAGGAGGGAGCCAGCCCGGAACATTAAGGAATATTTCTCCGATTAGTATAAATGGGGATAAATTGCGGGCAAGATGCCATAGTTCTGGAGCAGTAAAGGTTTTCAATCTTGGGAAAATACAGTTACCCAGTGACTCCTGCGCGGTATCTATGCACTATGGAGATTTAGAAGTTAAAGCTTATGAGACGATGCAGAGCGTAAATGACAACTTTCATGCCCTTTATCCTGAAGGACGATGGGGTGTTGATTTTAATGAGCATCGCTTTGCTTTATTTGATTTTTTTAAAAACGGGAAACGAAAAAAAACGGCATTTATGGCAATTGAGTTCAGGGAAAGAGATGAAGAGAAAATAATAACAGGTGTAACAATTGATATTGGTATATCTGGAACAGTGATTTCTGAGAAGTCCCGAATCCCAAAAAGACGACCATGGGTAGTGGTTGGTCCCGAACACGGAGAATACAGTACTTATTCAACTTTGGACAAGGCTGCTACAGCGTTTTTTGAGAGGCTTTCGTTGATAGCATCCGGCCTGGAAGATAATTGATTTTATGTTTGGTATTCAGAGTTCGCCGTGCTTAAGAAAGTCAAGATTCTAAAAATACTGAATGAGCTACTTGTGTTATAACAAAAATGCTATTAGTGTGTTAAGAGTGGTTACTTCGCCACACAACTTAAACCCGCCACTGAGCGGGTTTTTTGTACCTGTAAACTTGGTGCAGTACAGTAAACACGCTGGTGGTCGTGAATACTGACTTTTTATCTTGCTGGCTTTTTAGACAAGAGTTATTGGTATGTCATGTTAACAAGAAGGGAAAAAGACATGCTAAAACAGCAAGATATGACAGAAACCGCCGCCGCAGTCCTTCATTTCTTACCTGCTGACAAGTGGGTAACGCCACGCATGATGACGAGAACTACCGGAGTAAGCGAAGCCCAGTGCCAGTTAATACTGACTCAGTTAGTTCTGGCGGGTCTGGCGAAGGATAACGGCGGGTACGGGAATAAATTCAGACGCTGCCAGTAATGGCGGTTTCCTGCTGTGAAAATGGGCGGCTGGTGGGTGTTGGTAGCACCTGCCAGCCATTCGCTCATGCTTACTGGTCACAAGCGAACCACGGCCCACTGCTTTAGCGCAAAAGCAGAGTGAGCCTACCAGAGTTACGCTTACTGATCCATGAAAAATACTGTAAAAATAAACAGTGTTGATTTAATCAACGCTGATTGCCTGCATTTTATTCAGTCCCTGCCTGATAACTCCATTGATCTGATTGTTACCGATCCGCCGTACTTCAAAGTGAAGCCCAACGGCTGGGACAATCAGTGGAAAGGGGACGAAGATTACCTGAAGTGGCTGGACCACTGTCTGGCCCAGTTCTGGCGGGTACTGAAACCAGCCGGAAGCCTTTACCTGTTCTGTGGGCATCGCCTGGCATCTGATATTGAGATCATGATGCGTGAACGTTTCAACGTGCTTAACCATATCATCTGGGCGAAGCCGTCCGGACGTTGGAATGGGTGTAATAAAGAAAGTCTGCGTGCATATTTTCCTGCCACAGAGCGCGTTCTGTTTGCTGAACATTACCAGGGGCCATATCGCGGCAAAAGTGACGGCTATGCGGCAAAAGAAAGGGAACTCAAACAGCACATAATGGCACCGCTGATATCGTATTTCAGGGATGCTCGTGCCGAACTGGGTATAACGGCAAAACAAATTGCCGAAGCCACAGGTAAGAAAAATATGGTTTCCCACTGGTTTGGTGCCAGTCAGTGGCAGTTGCCGAATGAGGCTGACTATCGGAAGTTACAGGCACTGTTTTCCCGTATAGCGGCAGAGAAGTTTCAGGAACAACAACTGGAACAACCACACCACCAGCTGGTGGCATCTTATGATTCACTGAATCGTAAATATTCTGAATTGCTGGATGAGTTTAAATCTCTCCGGCGCTATTTCTCCGTATCAGTCTCCGTGCCTTATACCGATGTCTGGATGCATAAACCCGTTCAGTTCTACCCGGGGAAACATCCGTGTGAGAAACCGGCGGATATGCTCAGGCAAATAATCAATGCCAGTAGTCGACCAGGTGATCTGGTTGCTGATTTTTTTATGGGATCCGGTTCCACAATAAAAGCAGCAATGGCGCTGGGGCGTCGGGCCTTAGGTGTTGAGCTTGAGTCAGAGCGGTTTAATCAGACAGTGAAAGAGATAAACGAGCTGGTGGGGAAATAATCTGGTGGCCACGTCAGGTGGCCTTTTTATTTCCATTACACAGCACCCGCATCTGCGAGGTGGGGTTATGAAATCCATGGATAAGTTAACAACGGGTGTCGCCTATGGCACCTCAGCAGGTAGTGCCGGTTACTGGTTTTTACAGCTGCTCGATAAAGTCACGCCCTCACAGTGGGCAGCAATAGGTGTGCTGGGTAGCCTGGTATTTGGCCTGCTGACGTACCTGACAAACCTTTATTTCAAGATTAAAGAAGATAAGCGCAAGGCTGCGAGAGGTGAATAATGCCTCCATCATTACGAAAAGCAGTTGCTGCTGCTATTGGTGGCGGAGCAATTGCTATAGCATCAGTGTTAATCACTGGCCCAAGTGGTGACGATGGCCTGGAAGGTGTCAGCTACATACCATACAAAGATATCGTTGGCGTATGGACTGTATGTCACGGACACACCGGAAAAGACATCATGCTCGGTAAAACGTATACCGAAGCAGAATGCAAAGCCCTCCTGAATAAAGACCTTGCCACGGTTGCCAGACAAATTAACCCGTACATCAAAGTCGATATACCGGAAACAACGCGCGGCGCTCTTTACTCGTTCGTCTACAACGTGGGTGCTGGCAATTTCAGAACATCGACGCTTCTTCGCAAAATAAACCAGGGCGATATCAAAGGCGCATGTGACCAGCTACGTCGCTGGATATACGCTGGCGGTAAGCAATGGAAAGGCCTGATGACTCGTCGTGAGATTGAGCGTGAAGTCTGTTTGTGGGGGCAACAATGAGCAGAGTAACCGCGATTATCTCCGCTCTGGTTATCTGCATCATCGTCTGCCTGTCGTGGGCGGTCAATCATTACCGTGATAACGCCATCGCCTACAAAGAACAGCGAGATAAAAAAGTCAGTGAGCTGAAGCAGGCGACCGCCACCATTACTGACATGCAGCAGCGCCAGCGTTCTGCTGATGCACTCGATGCTAAATACACGAAGGAGTTAGCTGATGCGAAAGCTGAAAATGATGCTCTTCGGCGCAAGCTTGATAATGGTGGGCGGGTGTTCGTCAAAGGAAAATGCCCTGTGCCATCCTCAGCCGAAACCTCCAGCGCCTCCGGCATGGGCAATGATGCCACCGTCGAACTCTCTCCAGTTGCTGGACGAAACGTTCTCGGTATCCGGGACGGAATTATCCGCGACCAAACAGCACTGAGAACGCTTCAGGAATACATCAGGACGCAATGCCTTCGATGATAGCGATAATTTTACTCATCATCCTTCACATCTGGCTCTGTAGACAGGATGGTGATCACTTCTGGAGTGAATCCAGATTAAACATCTCATTGCTGATGCTTGATATTGAGCATCTTGCGCGCGGTAAGGGGCTGCGTTGAGATAAGAGCCAGTCATTACAAATACCAGGATTTAGCCTCGCATTCGCGGGGCTTTTTATTGCCATTACAAAAGCCACTCCCTACAGAGTGGCTTTGATAATGGCTTATACCCTACACGGGATAGCTTAACTGATATCCCTTTTAACGGATAAAGGTATTCAAGCCTGACACATCATGCGCTGTATCGTCGCCGTATTCCCGTATTAACAGAGACCGTAGCCCGACGGGGAACTCCTTCTGCGCGAGTGTGCGGGAATAATCAAAAACGATGCACACCGGGTTTTTACCGCGTTTATGGTGCGCGGTTTTGTCCCTCATAGTCGCCCGTCCGGTGCGATGGTGGAAGAAGCCGGATATTAATGCAAGTGATAATTATTCTCATCTTTGCGGGTCCTTTCCGGCGATCCGGCCTGTTACGGGGCGGCGACCTCGCGGGTTTTCGCTATTTATGACAATTTTCCGGTTTAAGGCGTTTCCGTTCTTCTTCGCCGTAACCTAATGTTTTTATTTAAAACACCCCCTGAAAAGAAAGGAAACGACAGGTGCTGAAAACGGGCTTTTTGGCCTCTGTCGTTTCCTTTCTCTGTTTTTGTCCGTGGAATGAACAATGGAAGTCAACAAAAAGCAGCTGGCTGACATTTTCGGTGCGAGTATCCGTACCATTCAGAACTGGCAGGAACAGGGAATGCCCGTTCTGCGAGGCGGTGGC